TTACCCAAAAAGTGTTGAGGTTCCAAACCCAGCATTAAGATTGTCCAGGTTATCGTTATAGGTCTCCATCTGTTTGATGTCGAACTTTTGTTGTGCGACCACTTCCGGGAAGTGTAGGGGTTCCAATACCTCAGGAACATTGTTTGGCTTGTTCCCTGTCGTAGCTGTTCTTAAAACTGTAAATGCCTCCATTTCCTGTTCCGTATCACATTGGAACATCAACTGTCTGATCTGTCCCTCGTTTATGGAGGAATCCAACCAATCACCCCAGTAATACGGGTCCAACATTATGGGCTGTCTCTTCTTCTGGTTGTGTACATGCAGCATGAACCCATTGGCATCTGTGGTCAGTATCGAGGTATATCTGACACCATCGATAACATTGTACACTCCCAACAGCCCTAAATATGTCTCGTGTATAGGCTTGACCAAATGTGGGTAAGAATCCTTCTTCACATAATAAGGTTCAAAATAACCTGTCACCGGGACTATGCACCTCCGGTCCAAGATGGCATCCTCTGTTCTGGCATTCTCAAAAACATGTTCACTTTGGGTGTTGAGGGATTTACCTCTAAGTATCTTCCATCTTTCCTCTACATTCTGGGTATTGGGTTCCACAATGCCCCATTTCATCACTTCGATATGCTTTGGGTCCTCTTGGGTAACGGCGTTGAACTCTCCATGTGAAAACCCGTTCATCCAGAAGTAGAACCTATATTGGTTGGAGTGGCGCAACTGGGCCTCCAGTTCCCGCTCCATTTGTGACTGGGACTTTTCCCTGTTTGAGGTTGAATAGCACATCATTTTGAGGTTGAGCTACCAAATTACCAAAAACTTTAACTTTTTACAATTGGAAATGTTCCATATTTTTGGATTATGTCCGAATATGTGTTCCGTAACCATTCACGGAAGAGCCTCCGCATAGTCCTGGTCGAGATTGGAGAATATAGGTTAAGGGAAGCTTTCCGTAAAGAATTCATGCTGTTCCCCAGCAGCATGAACGGCTTCTATATGGAATATGATATGAGGCGCAACTTCTTTCTCTATTTTAAAGGAGAGGACTCCCAGGAACCCACTTTGATGATGAAAATCAATGCATACTACATCCCAAAGGATGGATGGGAACTTTTCGGCCTGAGAAGAAACCTGGACAACAGAGGGCCAAAACCCGAAAGAACCGGACGTTATTAAAATGGGTTCTGAAATAAAAAAAGTGGATCTTATAGAACTCGAAAGGGTGTGCCAGGAGGTACTTCGCCTGGAGTACAGGCTGTTCAGAAAAAACATGAGGGACCCCCATTTTGTGGATTCAAATTATAAGGCCCATAAGGAACTACAGAACATGATGTTCAATGTGCGACAGAAGATCGAGGACAGGGTCTATATAAGCTCCCATGCAGAGAACTATCTCCAAGCACAGATAATGCTCACTGATTATGTGAAGATGGGAAGGGAATATGGTCTGAAGTATGGGAAGAAGTTGGGCGTTATGAGGGATTGACTAAATGAAAAATCTCCAAGGTTTGATAATCCCTATGGAAAAACCAATGGCCAACGCACTAAAAATCCACCTCCAATCTTTTTTGTAAATAGTATTCTCTGAAACCATTGTGTTCTCTGATTCCTTGACACTTGCAATGCTGTCCTTTTGTTTCACCAACTTTTCCAATTGGGAAATCTTAACCTGTAGCTGGTTATTATCATTGGTGAGAATTTCAATTGAATCTCCATCGACCACAAAAACCTTTTTGAACCTGACAACCTCACCAGTAACAGTATCACATATCTGCTCAATGGTCAATGCCTGGTTCAGGACCGGGGCCTTTATCATCTCTGATTTTACGATCAACGTATCGGAAGTCCTTATTTCAGTTCTAAGGACTTGCTTTTTTGTCTTGCAGCCCAAGAGTAAGAAAATCAATATGTAGGTCCAGTATTTTTTCATTCCCAAGTCTCAACCAATGTTTCAACCTCCTTTAAAATAGTCTTATATTTAGGGGATTCGGTGCCAACAAAAACTATATTTCCATTTTTATCTTCATAAACATCCCTGACCTTTCTAGGCTCGCTCCAAGAACACTTCCCGTCAGGGTGATAGACGGCACAACTATCGTTTGAGTTTGGATATATGGTCCTATACACAAACAACTTCCCATCCTCTAGTTCCACCTTGTCAATCGACTCGATATTTTCAAAAAGTGGTGACCAAAGACTAAAAGAAGATATAGCGTTGCTTTGTGACTTCTCAAGTTGCCCAAAAACCATAATGGGCATTAACAATAAAAGATAGGTGATCAATCTCATGATTTAATTCTAATTGTTTCTCTCTATCGGATAGTCTCGTTTCCATGCCCCGCCAACAATTTTGTACACGTAGGCATCATTACATTCATTTTTGTAGTCCCCGTGGATGAATCCACTTTTCTTGCCGGTTTTGGGGTCAATCGTATGGTAGACCGCCAACCTGGTATACGAGGTGTGGTTGATCAAATACTCCAACAGGATTTCCCAGTTTTCCGCAAAGTCATCACAAGTTATGTCCGTGGCACCAAGATAAGAATAGACATGCTGGCTAAGTCCGCTTCTTTTTTTGATCAGTTCCCACCACTTGGGCCTCCATGAGCTTTTAAGACTTACATAGACATGGATTCCGTGCTTCTTGAACATCAGCCGGTCTATATGGACCAGGTAGTTCATGTGGCACACCCGGACCTTTTGCTCTATTTTTTTGTCAAAACCTTTTCCGGTAATATCGTAGCTCGCTATGTCACCTACTGGAAACATCTAAAACAAACATTTAAAGAACATCCAAGCCAAAAACCATACGAACAAGGCCATCAAGAAATTAGGTGCCTTAAAACTGTATCGGCGCTTCGTGGTCAACCATCTTACCAATCTTTTCATTTCTTCCTTTTTAGACTGTCCACAAATGCATCGATATCCTTTTTATAATACCGATAGACCATACGTGATAAAAAATAGGTCAGAAAACCTACCACAACCTTAAGGAACAACAATCCCCATGGTATAGTCATTGTGCTCACCAATGTCATAATAGCGAAAACCACTTCAACGGATGTCTTTAATTTTTCAGGCATTGTTTCCTCCTTTTCTCTTTTTGATGATTTCCACAAGTACAATTGGAGCAAACAATAGAAGTACTGCCCCAACAAAGACCCATTTCTCAATATTGAGATTTTCCGATAAGGTATTTGTCGCATACCTCACAACCTGTATGGTAAGCAGTACACTACCAATTACAATCGCAATCTTTTCTCGAAGGGAGTAGTCACCCCATTTTTCCTTGATCTTTGTCATATCAATTCGTTATTACTTTAGCTAATCTTCCCCCTATTTTTGCCCTTCCAAAGTTTATCACCTTTCCCTGTGTAGGGGAACTCTGCGCGGTCACATCCACAAGGGCCAAATACTCCTCCAAATTTGTCCAACCGTCTGAATCAAAATCGCCCCAAGAACCTTGTGTCAAATCTCCATACTCAGTCAATTCCCAAACATCCGGCATACCGTCCGCGTCAGTATCCCATCCCACAGGTCTTGAAGCCGATATAGTTCCATGGGACAGGTTGTGGAAATCGATATATATCTGTTCTGAAGTAAATGTCTCTGGATCGTTCTCATAGACCAGATGAGAACCCTCGCCCCCCGATATTATCGATAGATAATGGTCATCGACCATATCCCAATCCTTTACAACGCTCAAATCATTGGCTATGTGTCTATTGTTCCCCGCTTCCTGAGTTACATGTACAAAAGTTGAATCAGCAGAAATGACCGGAACTGGATTGCCCAACAATGGGGTATATTGTGTCGATGCAAAAAAAGAAGGGCCAAGGTCAACACCTCCAACTCCAGAACGAAATTCGTCCCAAAGGTCACGGTCATTGTCCGTCTCCAAAAACAAGCCTTTACCGACAACGTTGCCTTCCGTAAATATTACGGGCAGATCCGTTTGCTGGGCCTTGTTCCTTGCGTCACCGATAGTTGTCCTTATTCCGGGTTCATAATAGTTGTTAATGTGGTTCAATTGGGTGTCACCGTTGATAAAGGTCAGCCTGCTCTGCCAATCCCACGTCAAATTGTTTATCACATCGGCCCTACCATCGGAATTAATATTGGGGACCCTATGTGATATGTTGAAATAAAGGTTCCTGTGCGCGGAAAGATTTCCCGCCAACGAAGGGTCCGTGGAATCACCTAACAAAGTCCCAGTCTTTGACGAAGAAATGAACATGTTCTGAAAGGTGATGTTCTGATTTGGATTGCCGCCATACGCCCTAGTGCTATAACCCTCGTCACCCCCCCAAGCTGCCGATACATGGTCAATTATTACATTCTCGACAGAAATAAGTTCAAATGCATCATCACCGCTATAGTTCGGGCGATGGGAAATATACCTGATAACGATATTGTCGGTCTCCTCTGCCCTCCATCTTCCGCCAGTGACCACAATCTTGCCGGGGGCGGTCTGGCCCGCAATGTAAAAACCGCCGTTTGGATTACCGTCCTGGTCAATGGTCATGCCGTTATAGGTGTTCTCAATCCCATTCTCGCAAGCAACATTGAAGATTACAACACCCCCAGTGGAATTTACACCTGAAATCGCAGCGGAAAGACTACCTGCACCGGAAGGATTACAGTTATCGACAAAGTACAGCGGTCTTCCGACCCAATCCTTTGTAAAGGCTCCCGCACCATATGCACCTTTAAAGGCCAATAATGGATTATCAACAGCTGTCAATGTGGACTGCGAGACACCTTGTCCAAACCAAAAGAAAACCAATATTAAAGTTGTTAGGCCGCGCATTTTTCATTTGTTTTTTCAAATCTTTTTCTATTGTTGAAGGGAACGACCAATATTATCCACCATAGGTACATGAATTCAGCTTCAATAGCTGATATCTCACTTGCGCTCAATACCCTGTTATAAATCCTTATCCATGCAATGCTCCCCGTCATCTGTGAGGTGCTGTCCGAGCGGCCCCCTATGGTAACATTGCTTGCATTGGTGGCCGTTCCTGAAAATGCGGCATTGAGCCTTTCGGTCCCATCGTCCCTCAAAATCTGGGTAGTGGTGGAGACCGTCCATATGTAAAGGTCCGTACCGCTGTAGAACGTATTTGATGACTGGACTATATTGCCGCCCCCAAGTGCGGTGTTAAGGTTGTTCCCATCCTGTATGCCCAGCATATATTGTACAGAGGAACTTGTTCCCTTAGCGATGATGCTGGAAAACGATGTCGGATGGGTGCCGCCCATCTTTACAACTATACTGAACTCATCTGTTCCGGGTGTAAAATCGATATTTGTACTTCCGATATCGATCTGTCTGTCCCCTAAAAAGTTAAGGTCGGTCGGCGGGTCGTCCACCGAGTAGACGAGTCCCGGTAAATCCCGCGAATCTGATGGCCCGGAATTGGCCTGTTGTTGGCTTGCCAACAATAAATCCGGCACTTGTGAGAAACCCAAAAAAGGAATCAATAAAAAGAATATCCGTATCATAGGTTTGTGTAATAGTAATAAACAGTCCCTAAAATGACCTTTACCGTCAAAAGCTGGTCTGTGCTTGCTGAAAAATCGGTTGTTCCAGGCAATTGACTGACCCCTGTATCTGTTGAGAAAGGGGCTGGCTCAGCTGCTAAGTTCAATTTAATTTCTGCCACAGCACCGTTCTTTGGCGTGGCGTCTATAGTCCATGTTGCCGTATCAGTCGTGCTGTCGTCTTTCTGAACATAATTGTCCAATGGAATGGTAGTTCCTGAAAAAGTGCCTGCCAACGGAACATTGACACCGATTACGGTATCACCGGGACCAGCGGTGGGTTCTGTATTGTTGACATCATAGTCCCAGACTACAATATTGTCCGTTGTTGTAACCCCAGCACCATAACCGGTTGCATCTGAACCTATCTTTTCCGACAACAAGGATGTAGTTCCATCGGCCAATAATATCTGATCATTTGTACCACCTTGTTTTACAAAGCCTCCAGAGGCGGTCAGGTTGCCCGTTGTGCTATTGAATGTAAATTCGCTTCCAGTGGCAACATTGTTATCCACGGCGGTAAAAATTAAATTTGGATTGTCACCAACTGCCGGACTCAACTGCCACCAATCCCCAGAATTATCACCATTTATAAGAACATCCTGACCCCGCACTGTAGCTGTTGAAGTCAGGTTCCCAAAAAATGTATTGTCCGCTGATAACGACAGGGTTGCTTTTGTTCCCGTTGGAACATTCCCTACATCTATTCCTCCTTGCTTTGTATTATCAACAGGGTCCTGTACCAAAGGTGTGGTGTCGTCTGTAGGTAGGGAAGAACCACCCACGATTTCATCTTGATAGGCCAAAGCCCTCCATAAAGTGCCGTCGTAATATTTCAATCTGCTTTCGGATAGGTCCGAGTACATCGTTCCTTCTGTAGATGTTGGTTCAGTATCGGTAACTATAAAACGTAAATGGTTAGGCTGGAGATAATCTACATTGGATATCCAATTCCCGTTCATGTTCAAACCTTGGGTTGCGATGTGGTTACCTAGGTTGTCCGCACTTACTCCACTCAAGAGACTAATACCGTTCCAAGTCATGTCGGTATCGGTCACTATCAGATCCTGCGAGGCGGTCAATGCTGAAGGGTCGATTCCGAAGTTGTTGGAACTTCCCGAAACCGCATCTGATACAGAGAACCTGATCTTGTCATCCAAAAAATACAATGCGCCAAACCCTGCACTGACCCCCAGCCCCGTCAAAGTGGAGTTTTTTATCATGAGATAGGAATCATCAGTTGCTAGTCCATCTACGGTATTGTCAATAATGGTATGTGATTCGGTAAATGTCTTAACCCCTCCAATACTCTGCGGTCCGGTAACCACTACATCATCCGTTGAATCTGTATCAGTGTTCGCGTGATAGGGCTGTATCGTTACTCCTATGTCACTGGCTTTCGAAAGTGTTTCGTCGGCTACAATGGTGTTGAGTTCAGCGAAAGTGTCTATATCTGAAGTGGAAATTCCTCCGGTGGGACCTCCAACATAAGGCGACAAATCTACAGTATAGGCTGGGTTCCCGTCATTTTCAATACTCAACCTCAACTCATCATTAACAATTTGAAATTCATTCACTTGTTGATTATCTGTACCTGAATTGGCTAGCTGTGACAAATCAACTGTTGCTGAAGTTCCATTTTCAATATCAATTTGTAGTACATTTGATAAATTGATGGAGGCCCCTGTTAAATTTTGATCATCAGTACCCGCTCCAGATGAGATTTCATCTAAAGTTTCAAAAGCTTTCTGTACCGTATCATCTAAAGCCGAAAGATTTCCATTGAAGTTTGTAGTATTTAAGGGCACCTCATCCCCGGTTTGGTCATCGGTCCCTGATGCAGTGGGCAACAAGGCTTTAAAATCGCCAAATTCGATGCCCCTAACTATTCCATCGACTTTTTGCACCAAAATGGTGTCAGTGTTAATTAAAGTGACTTCTGATGGTTTGTTTGGCATTAAAGGGTATCCTTCAGGGGTTACCCTTATTTGTGCAATGGACATGCTTGTGACAAGCAGTGTTACAATTAGTAAAATCCTCTTTTTCATTTTATGGGTTCTATTGAGATTTGACCATTAGTTATTGTGATTTGGAACCTGCCCATGATTATCCGTTTAGTTGAAATTGACCTCGCATTATTCTTTCTTTCCAATATCAAGTAGATAATTACAAGGGCTTGGACGATTGCCAATATGATGGTTCCGGTAATTGTTGTCATAATGCTCTAGTCATTGAGTTGTTTGAATAGCTTTCAAGCTTTTTGGGGTCACCAGAAACATAGGTTCCGGAAACGATAATGTGTGAATCATCATTGACATCTGTTACCATTAGATTGATTACATGGCTGCCAGGTTGTAATGGGGCGTTCATAACTATACCTGTATTAATCCAATCGGAGCCTATTCCAGGTTCAGAATTAATCCCCGTGACATTGGTCCAGTAAAAACCATTATGGATTGTGGCAGATCCAACTCTGGGCCTTGAGTGAGCAGTCCAAGTGGCAGTCTTGTTCTCAATTTTTGTTTTAATTCTCATTGCCTACGACTTTCAGTTCTTTCTCCTTTTTTGGTTCTTCCTCCTTTTGGTTATTGGTTTTGACCTTCGATTCTTTTTTCAGTTTGCCCTGTGTTTCAAACCAATCCCCAGAATTCAATCGCTCTGCTGCCATTTCATTACTCATCAATCCTTCATTGACCATTTGGACAATGGCCTTGACCTCTTTGACGGGATCTATATGTGGCATTTTTGGACCAATGAAGCGGGCTTTGGAATAAGCCTCAACAACCATAAAATTGGTTGAGTTCTGCAGGTATCCAGGGGCTTGTATATTACCCTTGAGAATTTCGGTATGTAACCATAATTGATAGAATGGGTGGTAAAGTTTTGGTATAAACTTTTCGCGATAAAAGTTTGCTATAAACTCCCAGCCTCCAATTGCTGCCCTGGACGCACTATAATTACTGTTGTATTCTTGGAGAGCAACTTCTGGAGGAATTTCAACAGCTGCACAAAGGGACTTAAAAATGGCCTTCCAAAATGCTTCGTATTGAATCTCATTCTGACTATATAGAGCCTTTAACTGGGCACCCCTAGGCATATTGAATACCTGCTTCCCGGTTGTGGCTGAAATATTTGAGGCGGTTTTCTCACCCAGCTCATATCCTTGAGTCTCCGGGGCGGCATTTTTTCCCATGCCTGCAGCAATAGTTGCTCTGAAAGGATTTTCTCCAGTACTGTCCGAACTATGCTCTACAGTAAATGGAATTTTGGCCCTTTCTTCAGCTGTCCCAACAGTTGCCTCAGTGTATCTGTCCAACTTGGCCAGCTTCTCAAGGATCGCTGTTGTCATGGGGATGTACCTATCATTGTCCATCCTATGCTTTTTCAGACCGAACAACCAGGCCATCTTTCTGTTTGTCTTGTTTCCTTTAGCTGGAATACGTTCGTAGGTCTCTAGAATTTCACCTTCCCGAAGCGTGGCCACATAATAGGCAACATGGGTTCCGGACTTATCCATTTCGATACCATTTCTAATGATATTCCCAGCTTCTTTTGCTTTTTTGTTCCATTCATTCTTATCATCCAAAAAAGGTGTTTTCACGTGGTCACCATCAACCAATTGTATGGTTGGCCATCCTTCCTTTACTCTCAATATTATAAGTACGTCTCCATTGAAAGCACCTTTAAAGGCTTGTAAGGCCAATTCATGCAGGTTTTCTTCTCCCTTGTAATCACATTTTGTACTATTTGCGAATATTTCAAACCTTGATTCAACGTTCTCCCTAAAATCATCTGGGATGTCAGTTATCTTTTCAGTCTTAAGGGCTTTTTCATTTGGCTCACTTTGAATCTTAAGCCCAAAACCAACAACCCATTTGAAAAATTTACCTGATATGGTAGAAATAACATCATTGGTAAGTTCAGCTTCATATGCCCTAAGCCTTAGTAGACGGTAACTGGGTGTAAGATTGTAGACGTTGCCCAGTTCTCCGGGAGTTTTTTCTCCATTGAAGTTCCCTGAGCGAATTGGGACCCATTTCCCTCTATATGATTCATGGGAATCCACATAATTGGATTGTGGGTCTTCTTTTTTTATAGGTGGCTTGGTAAACCACTGTCCAGCATCATAAAGGAGTTGTTTAAATCCCATAATATCAATGTAGCCCCCTAACGTCCCGAAGTACGGTTTGACGGCCATTATATTTGTTGATGTAATAATGCTTAAGTGTTAACAGGGATTTGATTCCCTTCTCAACATCTTCAATGCTTCTATACTTGGTCCGGATTTTAACCTGACCATCATTGAGCTCATATTCATCCACGGTAGAAGCCGTTCCCTCAGCTACTTCAGTAATCCGTAACATCATTGAATCAATCAATAGCTCAATTGCTTCAATTCGTTCACGGGCCCTGGATTTGGAGCCCACATATGCGGAAATAGTACTGTACGTCATAGCATCAAAGCAATGACCAAAACTACCCGTAAAAAAGTTGAAAAAAATTCCTAGAATTGCCTATGAAGTCTTAACATTACTTAATTTGGATTGGTCGATGTTGGTAGTAATCGGTGTTGGGACATAGGATCCCCCCAAGGAAGTGATTGCTGTTGCAATCTTGCCCAATTCAGTATTGATCTGTGTATCCTGATTTTTCAACCCGGCATCAAGAGGATTGAATTTTACCATGAAATCAGAATTCCCACCTATCTCTATTGTGCCGTCTGTTTTTAAGTGTACCGAAAAGGCTAGATTACCATCTGAACCCAATGAATATATTCGGGTTTCGCCCTGTTTTGAAATTTGGTTTTTATTGATGTAGCCCAATATGACCGGTTCACCCATTTCAGCAGTCTTTGAATATACTGCGGTCATGTCCTTTAACGGATTTGAATCTACTCCAAAAGGGGATACCTCAACAGCTGTCCTTGGGCCATATTGCAGCACCTTTAAAATTCTGCTTCCATTTGAAAGTACGTATGATTTTATTTTTGAAAGGGTTATCATTGGAAAATTGGTTTTGGTGGTTCTCCTGTAAAGGTTTCTGGCAAAACCAGGGTCAAAGAAGTCTTATAACCTGTTTCATTTTCGGAAATGGAAACAGTTGAAGCCATAAAACGGGTGCGATTGTAAAGGTACACCTCATCATTTTGCACCTCTACAATATCCCCAGGGCTTACCTCAATGAATTTTTCAAAACCTACTGATAATTTTAAATTGGACAATTCACTGGCCATCTTATTGTCAGCTGCCAATTTGGTGTCTGTTTCCTTTCCTGAACTCAATACAGAAACCGTAGGGCGGTATTTTCCAACTAAAGGATTTATTGCCTTATCAGCCAATGATACTCCACCATTGTCATCCGAAGGTTGGCGGATGACCTCAACTGAGCTATGAAAGGATTGTCCATTGACACTCCACCCCATATTTACACTGTTTTCTTTTGTAATGAACAACTTTGGGGCAGCGGAAGTATTAGGTCTAAAAAAAACAATATCCCCTTTTTCGTTATGGCTAAGTACAATATTTCGTTGTGCTGTCAACTTACTCAAGTAACCAGCAACACTATCAGAAGGTTCAGCAGATGTTTTGGAATATACAGCATTGGCCTGGTTTAAAACATTTGAGCTAATTTTAAGGTTTAAACAAAATATTTTCAAAAGCTTTTCTGTAATTTCCTTTAAAGACCTATTCAAACTTTCCAAAGGATATGAATCCAAGGGAATTGTACAATCCTCTAAAATACCACCCTTGGAATATCCAGAGAGAGAAACCAAATTAGGATCCTTGTCGCTTTTGTGTGATTGGTTCAAAACAGTACCTGTTAAAAGAAGAGTACCATCGTCTTTGAATATTTCGACATCTTGATAAGACAAGGGTTTGAACAATTCCCTGTGGCTTTCATTTTGTGGATTGAAACGGGCGGTGAAAGAAAATGCTGATGCAACAGTATCCAATTGCAATGAAATCGTTATATCATTGAAGAATTTAAACTCAGACCCATTTACCTTAATTTTCATCCAACAAAATATTTTATTTTCCTTCCTTTCTTGATTCTGAACACCTCATCATTTTTGATGTTGTTGATGGTCCGGAAAGTTTCCATGTTCTTATCTCCCTCATCCAACCCCATATATCTGTGTGTGAGAACAATTAAGTTGGTATCAGCTTCAACTTCAACTATTCTTTCCTGTTTTGCACCGAATGCCAATTGATAAAGATTGGCAACTGTATCAATAACAAGATTGTTCAATGATTGCTGTAATTGGGGATTGGGAGCCCACTCGTTTTCGACATCATATCTTGAAACTTGGGCTTTATCTATTGTTTCAATATAGTCGTTGTAAGTGTTCAACAAAAGTGATGTGCTGGCATTTACATGGTCCCTTGTGATATAATCTTCATCCAACGGGTTAACCGCTGCATTTGAAATTGCGGCAATAGCAGTAGCTGCCAAGCTCTCAAAATAGTATTTGTCATTTTTTCCCGTGACTATGCTCCTAACTTGGAGATATGCTAAATAAATTGCGTTGATTCGCTTGGAAACTGGAAGCTGGTAGGTTCCTGGCAGCAATAGCAATGATTGGTTGTTTTCAATCACCTCACTTGGTCTGGAAATTATGTTATCAACCGATTTTGTCGCCTGGGACAATTTGTTTTTATATTCTGTAAATGTATCTGGAGTATGTAGCCTATCAAACTTTGAGGCCACATCGTTACTGTTTTGTTTTATTGTGGAAATATCCGCACTTGTAGGCTGCGCTCCTTTTGTATAGTTGGCTATTCCAAAAATATTTACCTCATCGACTTTCTTTTGAATGACATCCTTTGTTGAAATCTGTGAGTTTGGGTAATCCTCAGTTAACGTTTCCCAAAAGTCAACTGCGAAACGGGTCGAATTATACGAGCCATCAACTCTTGAAATTGAGGTTGGTTGTCCAATTATCGTTCCATAAAAGGGGTGGGTAACTTCCCAAACGCGTGAATCCTTCGCACTTTTCAGAAAATCGCTGGATTGGTCAATATTGTCCTCTCCCTGAAAATAAAATATCAAAGGGATTTTGGTACTCCGTGGTTTTTTCCTATCAATATAGGACTTCTCCACATTGATAAAATTGTATTTCTTAGCGTTGAACTCCAAAGAAGTATCACCACTGATCCAGAGTGGTGTAAATTTTTTACCATCTCCAGTAACAATGGTAAACTTTATGTTCTCCAGCCTATCTTCCCAACTCATTTCAAAGCTCTTTTAAATTGAAACTCTGCATTTTTTTTGTAATACTCCAACATCTTTGATCTTGCGAACGTAGCTGATGGTGATACAAATGGTCTACTGTCTACCCTACTTTTTTTGGTTCTTCTATAAGTGTACAATGGTGTAAGTTTTGTTTTCGTCTTTAAGTTCCGGACCCTAAATAAAGTTCCTTTAGATCCTTTTTTTATCAATATGATGTTTGAACCCTTAATTCGACTTTTTGGTGTGCCGTATTTTAAACTTGTTAGAAGATTTAGCTTGCTTACTTTTTTATGAAAACTTCCGGAAACCCTGGCTTTATTATGAGGTACAAATTTTCTCCCCATTACAGTACCCCCTTTTTCTTGTTGCTCTAACCCTACGGCTACCTTTGTTCCTCTTGGCTTATTGGAATTAATGCCAGTTTCGGCAACCATTCTGTTTACATTATAACCCTCAGCCTTATTGACTATAGTAAATGCTTTAAAGAAATTTTTTTGACGGGTAGTGAATTTTTGGGCTGCTACTTTAGGGACCATCTTTTTTGTGGTGAAAGCGGCGTCATTCAAAGTCTGTCTGACAGCCACGGGGAATGCGGACCGGTTTATCCGTTCCAATTTCGCTGTTAGGGCGATTGCAGCATCCATATTTACGTTGAATGCACCCATCGTTTATACGGTCCATTTTTTGGCAACTTCACCATTGCTGTAATAAGTCTCCCCATTGAACCTGAATATGGTCCCTACATATGAATTGTAATCGTCCAATTGGGTCTCAATACCTGAAGTCAAATCATATTTCTTCAATGATCCCGCAATGAATGTTACAAGATCATTGTTCTGGATAACCACATTTGTGGTCTTTTGGAACGTGTTGGCCAAAACCCTACTCACAGATAATGTCAATGATTGGTTTGAAGCATCATATGTCAATTCTGCCAATTCGTAATCGTTAACGGTTGTCCCTGCCTGATTGGTGACAAAGACTGTGTTGCCATTGGTAAATACGTAGGGTTCATTATTAGATCCTATCGGGATTGTTATTCCGGTGATAGCAACTGACACTGCAGTGGACAGATCAGTTAAATTGAATTGATAGAATTTATAGGTTTGCGCAGATGGTAGGTAACAGAAACAAAGTATGTGCCCCTGCATCACAAACATATTGTACACTACCAACGTACCATCTCCCTCGGCTACACGTATTGTAGATTCCAAGTAGTCAATACTTGGTGTATCTGTCAATAAGGCCCCTGCTTCTTCATAATACATTTTGTTACTGTCATTGAACACAACTGGGGTTCCAAAAACAGTAAATACATCTACTGTAATATTGGATTTCGTCAGACCAATTATCCTAGCTCCTGATTGGTCCAAAACCACCAACACTACATCACTTGCTGAAAAACCGTTGGGTGAATTTACGTTATAGCTGTTGGTATCCGTTCCAGTGATAGTGTAGTTTACCGCATCATTGTAATCTTCCGTTGCCCGTGCAATGAAGATATATTTATCAGGAAGTAAATCAATGGCCATGTTTACTGACCAAGTTGTATTTGTCAACGTCAGGACTTGCTCAACGTCATTAAGTTCATTGGGCAACTTTTTCAATGCCTCTAAAATCTGATATTGACTGTTCTCTCCGTCTTCGGTTTCTGTAGGCGTTATGCCGGTCTCAATAAGTAATTTATAGAGATTGATCAATATGTCGCCCCAAACTTCCCTAATAATTGGAGTGCCGGGAAGTGTATCGGTTTCGTTCTGTATATTGTGGAAAGGAAAATTGGATTCATCCGTATCCCTTGGTATTTCAACTGGTAGTCCTTTTAAGGTTTTCATAAGCTTATAATTGAACGACTTCTACGTGTAATTTTATACTCTGGGTTGCGGATAGGTTTTCTTCAGCATAAACTTCAAATTGGGTGGTCGATATTGGTTTGAAATTCCAAGACTGTACCTCGGTATCATTATCAACACTACCTTGAGTCTGGGGATGCATCCTCACAAAGTAATTTGTATTGTCCATTGCGTTGTCCATGGTCAGCCTCCAGCCTCCAGCTCCTCCATTTTTGTATACCAAACTACAATTGGTAATATTTCCACCAACTGGAAATGTGGTTCCAATACTACCTCCTCCTCCAACGTCAATTCCTGAGATAAACCCTATGTTTCTCGTAGGACTGGATCCTATATTTTGTACTATTTCAAAGTGTTCTTTTGGATAAAGCCCGTTCCGTAGGGCATTCGCAAGACTGGCAGCACTTTGGGTCCCAATTACCCATTCGGTAAATGCAAGGGCGTTGCCCAAGGGGGTTGTGGCCACCGTGTCCAGTAATCCTGCCAACTCTTGTGCATTGGATGCGGCCTTGAGATATAACAGCTCCCCGACCATTGCATCAAGGCTTACAGCATTCCCTTGTCTAACAAGTACGATGGAAGAAGCGGTGTTGATAAGGTTCACGTACTCCCCATTTTTAAAATTGCCAACTTTGGTTATGGTCTTATCGGTATTGTCAGATCCTCTGATCTGCGTTTCAGATCCTGAATCAATGGTAGCCTTACACAAAAAGGTCTCATTGTCTTTTAGTGTGCCCAACTTGGTGGTAATGGTAAGCTTTCCGTTTGCGCTCCCAATATCCAAAACAAAATCATTTTTGGAGGGCAGTGCAGCTAGTGCTTCAACAAGTTGATGTCCATTTGACTCATTATCGGGTAGATCGTTATAAACAACGCCGGCTAAACGCATTAACTTGGCAAAAGCCTCATGGATATCACCGTATACTTGTTCATTAACAGGGGTCCCGTTTCCTGCACCAGAATTGTCTCTTATCCTGCCATTTGGGTAATCTGAAAGATTGGAGTTGTCAATATTTTGCTGGTTTTTCTTATCGCGTGCCATCCTAAATATATTTTACAAGTAAATAAGCCACAGTATGGGCCGGTTTAAGCTTCAACACCAATTCCCTGAATTCTTTTTCCCTTTCCTCAGGTATATTGGCCAATGTTGAAATATCAGGTCCAGAAATAAAGAACGTGGCCCAAAGGTTCCCTCCGACATTATATGATTCATCTCCCTTATCGGAATTCGCTATTACCAAAAAACCGCTGCTTCCGTGCTGCACGCCGCCTCCATGTTGGAGGTTGTTTGCATGTTGTGTTGCCACAAGGGACATTGCTGTTATATCTTCCGGGGTCTTATAAACCCACTGGCCATTTTCAAAGAATTTGTTTTCATAAATCCTTACATCAAATCCTGCCGATCTTAATTGGTCCTCTAAAAAAGTTGGGTTCTGTCTTGCTGGAACATTGGAAGGATGTGACATCTTTCTCAACAGTGCCTTCTTTCTATTTTCCAAGGTGGTTAGTGGATTGACAAACAATCCAAATTTAAATTCCAAAAATGAAGCTTCTTCTTCAGTAAACTTTTCATTATCAGGTATCGCTGTTTCAATAATATTCTTACTATCCTCAACAACTCTTATGATACCTATGTTAATTCCCTTGTGAAGATTTTCCAACGTTCCTTTTTCTGGAAGATTGAATGCCCTGCCCGTAGGGTAAAGGCTTTTTGTCATCCCCAAGAAAGAGGTTGTCTGGCTATCTTCCCCATCGGACGGATATTTGTGCGGGGTTTTATGCCCGTGCGGGGTCTTGAATCCAAATACCGTGCTCTTATCTGTTACCTCGTACATCAGCTATAGTTTACATTTCTCAAATAAGGAATGTTCGCACCGGAAAATTCAGTTGATGTGGACACCACACCATCTACCTCCATTTGGAAATCAGTGAAGAAATTGGCACTTTCAAGAACGTCCGTGACCACACTTTGCAATCTTGCTGAATACAATCTATCATTTTGGTTACGACTAAGATCGGCTCCTGGTATATATGGCCTGACATCCAATAAATATGCTTTAAGGTTAACCTCTATGGCAGTTCGTATAGATGATGTATCCACAGAAAGCCCAGAAATCGTAACGTCTACCGGAATCAACGTAATCGGTAAAACCTCAAGTATCGTCTGTATTGGTATCCTGCCCCGTTCATTGATGGGTTTGGTATCATCTGGGTCTTGAAGGATTACCGCTTCTACATCATCCAAAATTGCCTGTGAGGGGGTTCCTTCACCATCGGTACTATCATTGGTGGTAGCTTCAACATAGACCTGGACGGTACCTGCTTCACCCGTCTTCACATATGGATATACCTTTCTTACCCCTTGAGCATCCGATGCCCATAATCTATAATCGGTACGGGAGCCGCCTTGTGGCTCCAATTGAATAGCATCCAATATAGCCTGTCGATAGGCATCATCACTTTCAGCCTCTTTTGGTTCAGTGGTTATTGCCGTAATCGTTATAACTTGTTCTGCACCTATTACAGGCTCGGTAATTGTCAATTGGTCGCCAACCTGAAGTTCAAAATCCTTTCCTCCTTCAAATGATCTTATTTCGATGGTATCACCACTTCCGGTTAGTATTGTTTCAGAATCGGTAACATATAGATTGCCTGGGCTTTTGCTGTCCTCATTCGATTTGAAGGTTAGGTTGGCCCTGATTATGGTGTTTGGTTCACCGGTGACGCTGGCCGCATAAACCCCAGATGTGGCAGGATTGGGATTTCTGTTAAGATAAATCTGTCCCAAACGCTCCAGTTCCCCACCATTCTCTGCTGTATCCGCTGTATCCGGATATAGGTTTCTTTGGACATCTAGCAAACGTAGATAGACCAACTTCAATTGTCCCCCAATGACAGCTGAAACAACAGATAGCACTTTCCTAAGATCATCCTCTGGAAGGTCCAATTTGGATTTGATGTCCTTTTCAACGGATTCAACAATATTCTTTGTAGTAGGTACCTGTATCATATTTCCTGATCAATTATAATCGCCTTTGTAGCATTGTCAAAAATGAGTTGTAATATTTTTTCCTGTTGGTTGGACAATCTTTCAAGTTTTATAAATATCTCTACTCTATTGCTAGTTTCAATTGATACAGCAACAGTAACTTCCGCAATTGGAGCTAAAAATTCAAGGTCTTTTTCTACCGCCCTTTTAATCTCCAACCTTCCTGAACTGTTCAAAACCACATCATCCAAAATCCGCTCAGTAGTACTGTTCATTTGTTTGTTTGTCTTCTCACCGAACAAAAGGGTGTTTCCCCACCAATCCACTCTTTCCTCATCTTCAAGTTCGTTTCCTTTGGTGCTTGCTTCTTTGTTCCCTCCGAACATTGCCAAGTAAGCCATTTGCAATAGCTCTTCATTCAACAGCAGGTCATCGGCCATTAGGGTAATATCCCCGCCGCTTCCATATTCAGTTAATTGAAGGTCCTTTGTCATTTATGATGCTCCTTGAGTATGAGGGATTATTATATTCGGTGCATTGGGTCCAGAGGCTTCAATGTTCTCAATATTGTTGCCATCATCTCTCACTGTGAGATCAACTCTACTTTTTTGAATAGTCTCATGGGTTATCTTGGAGTTGTTGAGTTCAGGTGAATCCAATGGTTCACGGGCATCTTTTACCTTGATTTCCCCTTCACCGGTCAAATTTCCCAGTTTATCCAAGGCGCCTTTAGCCATATCACCAATCTTTCCAGGAATTTTACTCGCTAACCTCAACATCATCCGCATAGGGGTCAATAGGAACTTTAAAATACTCTGGCCTATTTGCATAAAGAATGCTTTGAAATCGAATTCTTTGAACCAGCTCACAACACTGTCCCAAGCATTTCCAATCCAATTTGTGAACCTTTTCCATTGCTTTCCAAACCATGCGGTTATATCGTCCCAATAGTAAAAGACTGCTATTAAAGCGGCTATGGCGGCAATAATTGCCAGTATTGGCCAAAGTCCTACGTTCAAGGCCACACCAAAAGCGGTGGTGGCGGTGGTGGCCAACCATGTAACTGCGGTGCTAATCCCCATAGCTACTTTATATGCCCCAAGGGCCACAGCACTTTTTCCAATATTGATAGATGCTGCTCCCTGTAGGGCTCCATGGATTCCCAGTGCTACATTATAGGCAACCATTGCAATTTGAGAACCCCAAACAATTGCTTTCATCAACCCGAACATTCCCACCAATGAAGCCCCAACAACCACAATGGTTTCCATATTATCGGCCACAAAAAATAGAATGTTTTGGACCCTTTCCAATCCAGTTCCAGTGGTTGAAGTTTTTAAAAGAACATTGGTGAAACGTTTTGCTATATCATCTAAGGCTGTTTGGACGGTTTTTGATGCAGTATTGAATTCATTGTTGAGCGCGGTGTTTTTCTCGAATTCGTTGTTGGCCAATTTCATTTTAGCCTGTAATGTATTATAGTTGGTAGCCAGAGGGATAATTCCCTTGAGAACCCTCGTATCAGCTATTCCAAGATCATTCATAGCCTTGGTAATGCTTCCCCCTTCTTTCCCAATTTTATTTAATCCCTCCAGAAGTTTATTGAATGCTGCTTGTTTGTCACTCGCAAACAACGTTTTGACCTCTTTTGAGGTTATACCCATTACCTTTGCATAATTCCTTAGTTTTTCACCCCCTTTTAAAGTAGCCTTTTCTATCCCTATAAAAGTTTTTCCAATTGCACTACCTGCCGCTTCTGGGGAAACACCCATATTGGCCAATGCCGCTGACATACCCAATATTTCCTTCAAATTAAGCTTATACGCGGCAGTGGATCTAGCTACTTCATTCGCTACACTCAATATTTCACTTTCTGTAGCTGCCGAAGTGTTGCCCAATCCAACTAAAGAGGCTGAAAACCTATCTACAACTTTTGGACCTTCCCCGGTAATGTTCAATAATCTAGCAATTGAGGCAGCCCCTTCTTCCCCCTGGATATCAGAAGCCTTTTCCAATTTTGCCATTGTCGAGGAAAACCTCAAAATGTCTTCACTTCCTGAAATACCCAATTGACCCGCCACACCTCCAAGTTCAAGCAACTTATTGGTTTTTATACCTCTCATTGCGTTGGATGCAGCAATGGTATCCTGACCTAGTTGTTTTAGGACTTTTCCCTGTAAGCCTGTCGTTTTACCTACACCTACAAGATTCGTTTCAAAAGTCTTTATGTCTCCTGTGGCATTTAGGAATAGTGTTCCTATCCCAATTCCAAGGACCAATCTTGTAAGTCTGCCCATTTTATTGAAGACTGCAGTAACTTTTTTATCAAAGCGTTGCACACTGGCCACACCTATTTTTGAAAAGTTTTTGGTGGCTTTGCCCATTTTCCCAAGCACATGGGAAAACTTATCTATTGCGGTAAATTGAGCAGGTATTTTAAGAGCGAAGCCCATTTTTATTTTTCATCAGTTCTTTATGCTTTTTATCTTGGGCCTCCGCATCATTGTACCAAAAAACTAGCCCTTTATAATCAATATCATCAACATACATATCATCAATTACGGGTGGTGGCCATTTGTAATACCTTACCACTGTAATGATCATCCTCATTACATCTTCACGGCTCCACCCTACTGAAAAACCGTTGCAAGCTGACTAATAGTGTCATAATCATCTTTATCCAAATTATCTATCTCGCCTTGAGCTAAATTGGTAACATGCTGTAAATACCGCATAACATATTTGGCTTGTTGGGTCTGGGGGTTGATTCCATCCAGCAACCTTACCATGTCAGAAGGTTTGGTCCTTGTTTTGAAAGTCACAGTTTTAACAGCTAAAGCCTCGTTCTTACCTTCGGTTTCAATTGGAAACCTCAATGTAAATACAGGCTTGCCGGTTTCTTTGTTCTCCAAAACCAAAAGTCCGTCCATAAGTGCATCAATAATATTTGGATAATCATCCAGTATTTTTTCATCAGTTATCTTTCCACGTCTGAATTCTCTCTTTTTGAATTTTTTCAGAAACTCTTTGAACTCATTTAATGCAACTTCTTCACTGATAGCGGCTTTATTTTCTTTCATTTTAGTGTTTATTTAAAAGGCGGGAATTCCCCGCCTATATAATTTTCAATAAGTGGGTTTATATTAAATTTTTTCCAAGATTCCGCTTCCGGATACCTTCAAGGTCATCTGCACTTCATTAGTGCCAAAGTTCAAATCACCAACAGGCTTTCCTTTCCCTTTGTAAACGGTACCATTGGCCATACTAATGGTCCATACCCCAAGCTCTGATGATTTGGCCAACAACGGAAGGTTCTTACTTTCATTTTCAGAATCCATATCAACTCCAATTGGTCCTTCCAATGACCATCTTTTACGATTTATCTGATCTATCATTTGACCTCCACCCGTTATGGCATCCTCATCATCGTTGGCCCTGAAACCTCCAGGGTTTAAAGTGAAATCCTCATTTGATTTGGCTTGGAAACGAAAAGTACCAAGTGAATGCTTACATACTATTTCTTCAACGTCGCCTCCTGAATATACTGGCATGATATTATGATTTAAAGATTATTATTAAAAGCCTGCCTCTACATCGGTAGATTCAATTCGTGCAATTCCTGTCCGTTTGTACCTAAAGAAGGTCTCAAACCTGTTCGGGTTAATTGTACTAATCTGTACAACCAAACTGTTCTTAGAAAATTCAGGATCATTGATCAATGCTTTTTCGGCCAAATCAATGAAAAGCTCCTGTACCCTCGCTTTCCATTCTTTTGGTTTGATTGCCTTGGCAACATCCGTTACCTGATCGTCTTGAACCAAAACATGGTCCTTAACAAATAAGTTCTCAAGAGTTCGGTAATTATCGCTTACATTGAAATCAAGGTTCAAATTCCTCGCGTAGGCATACTGCAATGGACTTTCACCATCCGGATGGTAAGTGGTTACCAAATCCTGTACTGTATATTTGCCATTGTTCAATGTAACTGTAGATGAACCCTTCTTTACCAAAAAGTCGCGGTTCTCATAATTTGCCATATCCCCTATCTGCCCATCTGTGGGGACGGGCATATCAGGGTATGATTTGTTATTGATATCCAAATGGGGGGTATCCTGGGCAATCCTTGCGAACAATGCAACTACATTGGCAGCTGCCTCCCATGGAAAACCGGCGGATTTTGGAGCAGGACATAATACATTGGTTACCTGGTCCTTTCTAGCTGCGGCATCGGTTATGGCAACTATATCATCTTTATCATCCAAAACACTACCAAAAAATGCCATGAATGGTTTAAAAATCTGACCATCATATCTACCAGTAGGGTTATCTGGGTCAGGCACCCCATTAAATGCCTCAAGAGCATCCAAAGTAGCTGTTCCATATGGATTTATCAGCAATGTGTACCATGTATCATTGAAAAGGTCTAAAGATGCCGCCAAATCAACTGCGCCGGCACCTAAAGTTTCACCTGATTTAGAGTAAGAAATTCCTGCGGCATTTGAGAATTCAATCCCAGTTTGAAGACTTGCTGAAGTAAGTCCTTCCCATTTAGTTGTAATTGTTACAACCCCAAGGGCACTATTAGCTGTCACAGGTGACCCTAAAACGCTGTTAATGGCATCTTTAATCTTAGTAGCAACAGCTGTGGCCGTATCGCCAATGACTACACTGAATTTATACTCTTGGAAGTCCAATGAACTCCTACCTGCAATCCTAATTGTATGCGTGGCATTGGCCGTAGCGGTACCTGTAACAGTCCATTCATGGTCTGTAGCCGATGCACCGGCATCACTGACCTGTGGGAATGCAACTGTTGGGATACCTCCAACACCATCACCTGTATTTGGTCTTAGAATCCTGAACATTTGGTGCAACGGGCTTCCATCCCCATAAATTTCAGCAGCCTCCTTGGCGGTGGTGATTTCCTTAGGAGTTACATCCAACCCTGTTTGATTGGCGGTGTTAGCCTCCCCAAGAACCGCAATGATCTGAGGTAGGTTCTGGGGCTCATTATTAAAAAAGCCCTTGTTGATCTTGTATCCTGATGTTCTAGATCTTCTTTCTAGACCCACTGCAGTTGAGATAGTTGACATTGTATTTAAATTTTGTTATTAGTCTTAATTTGTCAATTCGTATTTATATCCTGAATCCGCATCTTCCAATTTCACACCGGTAACATTGCCCGTAAGGACCGTGGCTTCCCACAACGCTTGTGTTTCATATAATTTGACAACAAAAGCAATTCTCCCCATCCTTATATTTTTTGCATCCTGGTTATTTTCGGTATCGTACATCTGTATGCTGTCAACATAAGTGCCCCCTATTGTGTTGGGGGGTAAAAGAAGACTCTTGTATTTAGTGGATGAAAGGATGTACCTGATCATCCCTAAATATTGTTTTACCAATGCAGCTGCCAAACCATCACCTCTTTCATTGGGTTTTGATGGGCTACTTCCGTATACATCGATATGGAAGGTTGAAGGTCCGTTTGAATTACTTTGGGTTCGATTGTCATAGTTGGTATTATCGTATAAAACACTAACCATAACACCTTCAGATTTATCATATGGTGTTTTGCGCTCGTAGAATGATTCGAAATTATCGGATAATGACTTTAGGGTTCTTTGATAGGCCAATTCCATTGTCAGGATTGCACCTATCTGTTCCCCAACTATCTCGAACCCTTGTTTCGGTATTTCCTCTGTAATTATAGGCATACTTTCAATTTGAATAATCTTCCAGGACACAAACAATCAAACCTAAGGTCTCATTGGGAAAAAGTTGGCTTACCAAATATTCCCGTGCATTCCCCGTGCTATCAGAAACAGTGATTATATGCTCTCTCAAATCAACTTCATTTACACTGTTCCGGACTGGATAGGCTTTTGCCTCAAGGTCGGATTCATCAATACATATATGAACTTTCTTACTATTTACAGGACCTTCCGTATCAAAATCCAAATGGTGTTTGGTTGTCAGTCCCTTAGTTGTGATTGTCGTCTGGCCATCAGGAGTTGTGAGGGTAATATCTTCTTCAAACCCACTTGATGACAATATTTTTTTTGCATCAGCTCTAGCGGCCTGTAGGATATTACCGGACATTTCCTAATTTTTTTTAGCCTTGGCCTCTGCTTCTTCTTTGGCTTTGGCTTCAGCAGCTGCCTTTTCTTCCGCTTCTTTTTTAGCCTTGGCCTCTGCTTCTTCTTTGGCTTTGGCTTCAGCAGCTGCCTTTTCTTCCGCTTCTTTTTTAGCCTTGGCCTCTGCTTCTTCTTTGGCTTTGGCTTCAGCAGCTGCCTTTTCTTCCGCTTCTTTTTTAGCCTTGGCCTCTGCTTCTTCTTTGGCTTTGGCTTCAGCAGCAGAGTTAGATTTTGCTTTTTTAAATTCTGCAACTTCTTTTTGAGTAGCCTTTTTGATGAAGCCCTGATCTACCAAATCTTTACTGTTTCCGTTTAAATCCTTTTCGGAAACGATATCTCCATAACGGGCAACTCGGTTTCCTTTTATGGCGTGTGCCAAACATGCTATTTTATACATTTTCCTTGATTTTAACTTAGTTACGGAGAATGGATTCGAACCATTGACCTCTGTGTTATGAGCCCAGCGAGCTACCAACTGCTCTACCCCGCCTTTTTAAAAAGCCCCGCCCATAATCAAACGGGGCTTTTTCACTATATGAAAATGGAAAAAATTATTCCTCAACCTGAGCGGTCCAAACTCTGTCAATCGAAGTCGGAACTGCTAAAGGGCTACTAGCTATTTCAAACCAATGCGCTTTGACATTTGCATCTATCCAGTTGTTCATGAAGAACTCAGCTTCTTGTTGTTGTATATATTGGGGAAATTCCGCATTTGATTTATCTCTCATGATTTGAGGCATACCAGCATAACTAGTATTCCCAACAAAATCACGAGGCAATAGAATCACATTTTTTGGATCAACATATTCATTGTAGGTATCGGCTGGATCTTCATAAAAGTCATCATAAGTCCATAAATCAACATTGCCGTTTTTCGTACTGATCCTACCATGATAATTCAATCCAGTTGTATTATCGAATTTGGTAGTACCAATTTCAAGAATATTAATTCTTCTAAATTCGGCAGCTTCTTTCACTTGGACATTTGCCATAAAACTGGCAAATGCAGCTTCACCCATGATCAAATCATAACTTCGGCTGGCAGATTTGCCCTCTTGGCGGATAAACTTGATTCCGGTGGCAATATCATCCAATGGTTTTCCGGCTGCGTTCGACCATACTTCTGTTCCTGTTTTGGCTACTAAGGATGCAGCTTTTCTTTTAAAGTCAATATTATCACCGTTTTTTAAGGTAACAACACCAGTTTGAAGGACTTGCGAACGCTGCTTTTCAATAGCTCTTTGAACCTTATGTTTCAAGGTTAATAGGTTGTCTGTTGCCTCAGCAATCATACGATGTGCTTGACTTACATTTGGATTGTTATTATTTCCAAACGTCACATCGTGATATTGTACAGTGGAAAAGTCAAACTTTTCAATATAAGCAGGTGGTTCATACATTTTTTCAGTGTAGTTACTGAATTTGTTGATATTACCGCCTGTGTTCTTCCGTACATCCACCGCAATTAATTGACGGTTACGTCTTACTTGGATGCTAACAAGTCTATCAAGGGTTGTAAATGAGGGGAACCAAGATGAAAAGGCACTTACCGGTGCACTATCATCACTAAAGGTTCTCATTATCCTTGAATAAACATTCGATTTATGTTGATTTAATGTAATCATGGCTTAATTATCAAATTTTGTGTGTTCTGTTGAAGATTTAAGGTCAAAGCCCAGAGCTCTTAGAATATCCCCGACCGTTTTTGAAGAACTGGTTGGAATTGTATCCAAAGTGACGCCTCCTGGGAGGATTAAAAGATCTTGGTCTACCATACCACCATGGCAATAAGAAACATTGACATCTGTTCCTGTAGCTATCCCACTAATGGTTTCGTTGGTACTTATCACGCCCACAATATTGACAAGTGTTGCCCCGGCTATTGCAGGAATTACTCTTGTTGGGTCTCCAGTATCTCGAATAACCACTGTCCCGGGCACTAAATCATAATCACCTCCAGTGTTATTATTAAAAACCCCTTCCGAATATTTATTATCAAAAAGGAAAATATGCTTATGTGAAATATCCGCAGTGCTCTGGTTACGGTTATTGTCTCTTTGAGTGAATTCGTTCATGGCTAATCAACTTTAAGTTTGTTATCAACTTGATCGTAGAAATTTTTGACCTCTTCGGCATTTTCAGGAGCATCCTTATCTTTGGATAAGGGAGTCTCTTTTGTATTAACCGGCTTTGCACTTTCATTTTCCAATTGTTGTAATTGGTTTTTGGAAGCTGCCTCAACCAGTAATTGTTGAGTTTCGGTCTGTGTAATGGCTTTTCCTGAATTAATGCCATTAAGTACCGTTTCTTGATTTGTACCATGATGTGCTAACCAAGCGCCAACACGGTCAGATTCAGCAGACACTCCGGCTTTAAAAATACTATTGTACGTCTCCGGATGCTTCTGCTTTAATTCTTCTGCAGTCATCTTATTAGAATTTGGATTAATATTAGATTTTGACCCGGAGGTCGATTTGTTTTGTTTGAAACCCACCTCAACCATTTGATCAAATGTTTTGAAACCGTCGATAAATGTTCCAACGGCATCTTTTGCGAAAAGATGGTGGCCATTATCAAACCCACTTCCCTTCAATTGAGGGCGGTTCTTTAATGTCTTTTTAATGAAGTCTTCGTTGATTGGGTCAAGGAGCTCACTTACAATAATTTCATAGTTATCCTTATTCAGTGCTTCTTCAAAATCCTCATTTTTCTTAATGGATTTTGTCGCATAAAGACGTATATGCTTATTACCGTAAGGGTCTTCAGAATTTGCTGCCCGACCCTCAAATTGGACCATAGTGCCGACACTCCCCACTAAACTAAGTTTGCTTATAGCATGTATCGAACGACAAGCAGAAAGTATACCGTATGCAGCGGATGCGGCCATACCTCCCTTCTCAATCAGGCCATATACTGGTTTAGATTCGTTGATTTCTAGAATGGTATCCGATAATATATCAACAGCAGCTGACGATCCACCTCCAGAATCAGCATAAATGATAAAGGAGTTGATTCTGTCATCCTTGGCCATTCTATTCATGATTGATGTCAATTGAACCATTCCATAGGTGGACATCCCTCCTTTTTTGGTGATTGGTCCATCCAATTGTATCAATCCTACACCATTGAAATCATCGTCATTCCGGAGTTGATAAGTATCCTTGATTACTCTTTTATCCTTGCCTTGGACCAAAACAAATGGGGAATTGGATTTTATCTCTGGAATTTCAAGAACAACCCCTTTTCGTAGGTCATTGAGCAATGAATTATAAGCACGATAGCTAAATTGATCCATGCACCATGGTTGACCACCGTAAATTTCCCTGGCAAGTGCTGTATTCATATTTTGGACACCGCATCTTATTGCGATTGACCAAAACTACCCGTAAAAAAGTTGAAAAAAATTCCTAGAATTAAATGATAGGATGCATAAAAAGAAAATCCCTTGGGAGCTAACCAAGGGATAATACAACTCACTGTGCAATCAAAAATTTAATAAAAATCAAAAACCTTGAATAATGGATCCAACCTAAATTTATAATATGGGTTGGTGGATAAACATATTTTATTTTTATGTGTAACTTGAAAATGCCATTTGTAAAACCTGATATTAACCTTCATGTAACTCATGTGTTCAAAAGTATTAGGTAAAAAACTAAATTCATTGCGGAAATCCGTAATTCAATTAAAATAGTTCGGCAAATTCTGCCCATGTAATACTTCTAAGCTTTTCAGATTTAGCAAATTGATCTAGATATATATATTTAGCAGCTAAATTGTATATCCTTACGTCCCAAAAGTGGTTCTGTACTTGGTTGTTCTTTTTTTCCCATTTAAAACCAATCACATTGCCATCCTTTATTTCCTCTACCCTCCGTTCTCCCTCAAAGTGTTCAAAGAATGAATTCATCTGATATTTACCATCCCTAGATTCAGGAAAGTTCATAAACCCTGGAGGTTGATATCCATCGGTTCCTTCTTTAAGGTCCATGTTACCACTAAGCTCATCTTTTAATTGGTTCACTTCAAGTAGGTACAGACGTGGTTTTTCCCTTGAGAGTTTTACTGGTTGGGTATCCTTCATCAATTTTCTGTAGTTTATGTCACCTTCGCCCTTGATTCCATAAATAAAAGCATCGTCTATGCTATTAATAAAATTGAATGCTTTGTTGGTGAAAAATCCTGTATCAACAATGGTTATGGCTACTGGCATTGTTCTACCCTCACTTTCACATGGCCATTGATTTCTAATCAGTTCTTCAAAAACAGGCCAGACACTATTTTGATAACCCATATTGTATGTCCATTTTATTCGATCTCCATCACGCTTTTTTTCGGCCTCGGTTTTATCTCTTTGCCTTTTAAAGGTTCCAATACTCCCATGGTCTACACTATATGTTGCCCCTGATTTTGAATGTGCCACCAATTCCCAATCCAATCTGACATCCTCATTCCTATACTCCATTACACCACCTAAATCACAGGCAAGGGTTAGCATTATAATTTCACCATTTTCTTGCTCAATGCTTGTTAGGTCTGGAACAGTTCCAGGTAGATAGTTTCTTGTATTTTTCATCAATTCACTAACCCTTGGGGTTTTCCCCATTTCCATCCAAGTCTGGCCCAATCGAATATTCTTAAAGGTTTTGAGTTTTCCAACATCCGTTTGCCCTCCTGGTGGCTTTGCTTTAAGCCATTTGTATACCAAATCTTCCCAGCTTGTGAATCCCGGTGGAATTATCAGTGCATTTAGATAATAACTTCTTATCTCAGGTCTAGAAGGCTTGGCAGTTGGAATCCATTTACCTCCCAAGTTTAGTTCGTATTTGTTTTTATATTCAATCCTACCTCTACAATGTTCACATTCATAATGCACACTTCCCCTTATGAGATCTCCGGATTTATTCAATTCATATTTTATCCCACCATATGTGTCATCCTCTCTTCTTATTCTCCATTCTGGACTTATCCATTGTCCACAGTGGGGGCACTTCCAATGCCACTTCCGCTGATCTCCCTCTTCATAAATAGGTTCAATATTGGAAGTTTGTTTTACTGCGGGGGTCGATATATAAAAAAGTTTGGAAACATCTCCGTAGGAGGTAGCCCTACCTTCTACCAATTCCCTTGTACTTCCCTCTTTTTTATCGTCTCGTGGGGCCGCCTCCCAATCATCCGCAAATATATATTTTACGGAAAACTGCCTCATCTTATCCGCATTTTTGGTTCCTTGCATTATTAGCTGTCCTCCAGCGAATTCTTTTCCTGTTGAAGTATCACCGGTTCGTTGATTTCTTTTTCTGATAACGTTTGGTCGAATTAAATGGGAAATCCCAGCTGATTCAATAATAGGATCCAGTCGAGTTTCAATTGAGTTTTTTCCCAGTTCCTTATCACCGGCCATGAACAATATGGGTCCTGGGTTTTCTGCAATAATCCAACATATCCCAGGAATGATTACCCCTTGAGTCAACCCGCTTTGGGCACACTTCATAACTGCAACTGTTTGAACTGGATTATTTGGACTTAAACAATCAATTATCTCGCGTGTATATGGGGAGCGGTCATAACTAAATTTACCTACATACCTTGACACATCCGACCCTAGAGATACATTTTCTTCGGTCCAGGTAGATGGAAGGGATTTTTCCATTCCAAAGTCAAAAATACGCTCATGCACTTCATCGAATGAGTTTTGAATAATTTCAGCTAAGGTTGACATAGTATATCTTATTTAAACCATTGATGGCGGCAATTGCAACAGTAGTACAGTTCCAAAGGGTTCCCTCCTTTTGTTGTATTGGGTAAATCCTTACCTATTCGTTTCCCGGCTTTGATACAACATTTTGGACAAACTATGAATTCTATTTTATTTCCTTTGTCCACGACTTCTGACTTCAGCATAGTCCTTGATCACTTGTTTTATTTCCTCTCTGGATTTCATTTTCACCTCTTTGATCATCTTATCCATTATTTTATTCATTTGTTCAACCATTTGGCTTAGATGGGACCTATCCCCACCTAATATCTCACAATAGATTGATGCAATATTTTGCCATTCACTTTCAGATTCTCTGATAATACTTCTAACAAAAACTGTTAGAATCTTTTCAACCATATCAATGGGCATTAATTGTCCCATCTTTTTTGCAACCTCTATTTGTTTTAACTGGCTATCCCTTTCAGCTTTTTCGGCATCTGCCTGTCTTTTTCTTAAATCAAAATTGCTTCGTATCAATTCTTCCCTGGAAAGAGAGGTGTCAACTTTATCAGATTTTGGAGCTTCAACCTTTGGAGGGGGAACCTTCTTTGTTGTTATTACTTCTTCTTTGTTGTCTGGGGTAGATGTTTCTTCCTGGGGGGTTTCTTTTCCAATATTTTCAAAGTTTAGACCCTTTCCCTTAGTTTGATTCTGAATATAAAGCCTATTCAATTCAAAATCTGTATCAATATACTCGCCACTCTTGTAAACTTTTTTTCTTGATATGTGGGACCTTAAAGTGGCATACTTAACACCTATGGCTATAGCAAAATCCTGAGGGCTTAAAAGCATCGTGTTGCACCTTATTTTATTGGGTTTACGGCTAATTTGCAACATGCAACAAAAACCTCTGTTGCACTCCGTGTTGCACTTCTTAAAAATGTGTCAAGTACGTGAAAAACGCCGTGCGCAACGTATTGCGCTGGGCTTGATTTAGTTTTACAGTACCTTAATTGCATGATTATTAATCTATTACATCGATTATTAAATCCTCTTCTTCAATACTCAACAACTCACATAAATGCTCAATTATTGGTTTAAAATCAGTTGAGAGACCATGTGTAGAGTATCCCTTGCCCTGTGCGCGCCACAACAACTTATACAGCCTATCTACCTCATAATCATCTACATATGTGTCACACATCAACTGTGACAGCTGCAACAGATTGTTGATGGGTTTCTCTCTGACTTGTATTCGTCGAGCATCTTCTAAAATAATGGCTCGTTTTAAGTCTAATTTGAACACTTGGCCTCTATGTTTCATGGTAAATTAATTAGTCTCTAAAGCTTTTTCCTCTCCAATAGATAATGTTAAACATCTCTGGTATCCGGTCCCCAATATGATCGTCATATCTCATTGTTAGCTCATCCAATGATTTATTGGTGGTAGCATAGGTTTTGGATTGCCTACGGTGCCTTTCAAAAAGCAAGTTTCCCATTAATTCATGTCTACTAAATGCTTTGTCCTCACGTCCTAAATCATCAATCATCAATGGATATTCGTAATAGTCGCTTAATTCAAACTTCTTTATTGCCTCCCTATGGGACTTAGCACTATCCATGAAATCCAACACAAATTTGATGGCAGAAACCTCTTTAAACGACATCTTTCCATAGTTTGAGCACTTAATAAGCTCCCTTCCCATTTCTCCCAATATTTCAAACAACATAGATTTCCCAATCCCATTATCCCCAATTATCAAAATACCCTTGGCTAAACTTGCATTGTTTTTAACCTTGCCATATTTATTGAAGTCCGGGTCATTGAAGAAGTACAACAATATGGTTTTGATAACAGAATTGATTTTATATTCAGTTGGAATTGGTCTTTTTTGCATTGCCTTGTAGGCGTGCCAAACGAAAAACCGTTTGTACTCTTCTTTCGATAATGGAAAGTCCATGATTTCTGTTTTTACCGATTCCAAAACGTTGGGCATTAAACTGGATATGTGATTACTCTGCATATTTTTCAAGTCTTTTGATAGTCTTAGATTCAATTTTCTTATCTGAAATATGATTCCTTTGCAGTCGGAGTTCAAGCCATCTATTGAAGTGCTTTTTATAATCCTTCAAGCTTTTTTCGGTTTCCCCATCATTCCAGATTAGTTCATCAAACTCTTGGATTAACTTTTCCAACTCCGTTAAAGAAAAACTTTTGTTGTATTTGGATTTAGCAGTTCGCACAATTCCCTCTTTCCAACTAACGGCATTTTTTATTTCTTCCTTGACTAAACCTAAATCAACAATATCATCAGGACCATTGGTTATTTTTTCCCCCATACCCCCTTTTATATTATATATATCTTCACTGTCACTGTCACTGTCAATATTGAAGGGTTGAACCGTACGGTTCAACCACTGGTTAAACCACTCGTCATACTTTTTGTAAGTTTCTTTTTTGGTTTTATAAGCTGTATCAATATTTGAAAGTTCACTGGATACATGTTTCCATTCATCATCGGTAAATTCATGTATTTTTCGCTTCCCTCTAATAAATACAGCTAAATACGAGCGTTGGCTTTGCCCGTTTATATAGTCCGAACGCTCTTCCAAAACAGATTTCATCTTTAAGTTCACCAACCGTTGGTTATCAGTTTCAATAAACCGTTGGTTCAACCATTGGTTGAACCCATCAATAAACCGTTGGTACTCGCTTATTTTCACTCCGGCCAATTCAGCCAATTCTTCCATATCGTTTGGTAAATCACCCTTATCCGCTTGGTGACATAAAAGGTTTATGTACCACCCTCGAACATCAGCTGGCATCCCTTGGGTGCTTACCAGCCATTCTTTATAGAAAAATGGAAATTTGAAATCTTTTATCATGTATAGTGTTTTAAGTTTTCTCAATGCCAATACAGCCATATTTTTAAATCATCTGGCAATTGCAATACAAAAGCCCTTACCGCTCTATTATGCCAGCTAAAAGGTTGATAATTGCTCATCAATAATTTTAATTTTATAGCTGAAACATATTTTAGGTTATCCCCATAGTCCGATTTCAACGTTTCTCCGTGCATATATTTCATTGTAGCCCCACCATTACCCATGAAGCTTTGAAATGGGATTGTAACCTCGTTTCCTTCCTTTTGCTCCAATTCGATCAGTTGCTCAAAGAACACCTCATCATGTTCCATCTGAAGAACATCATTACTATAATTACCAGCATTATCAAATTGAGGGAGTAGTGTTAGTAATAATGCCATAGTTAAAAGTGTTCTCCAGGGAATTTTTCAATTAACAACCACTTAGGAGCGGACAATTCCTCTCTGTCATTAACAAAAGTGCATTGGGATTTAGGAAACCAAACCTCATCTCCCTCACAATCCAATAACCAAGAGTTTTGAGTTTCTCTAATAAAAACAGCTTGAATTATTATAGTCTCTTCCATACCAGTGGTGTTTTTAGGGGTTGAAATGTTCCGCGTTGGTGATGCTGTCAAATTTCTCAGACATAGAATGTAACATCATGAAATTTTCTCCCGTCAGCTTCGATAATATGTGGAGCATATTTGCAGTTTCACCCTGTTGTTTGGCCTGTTCCTCAACAGATTTAAAATCCTTCTTTTTCGAGTAGAAATGGATGGAATCATCCTGATATTGATAGGCGCATGAATAACTTGTGAGGATATGGTTCAAGTATTCACCATGGCCTGGTGTATGAAGCACAATCGATGCCGCTATGTCATGTTTTCTGAGAATATCCTTGATTTCCTCCGCCGCTGTTTTTAGTTTAAGTTCTGGGCTCATTTTTTCTTTTTCATTTTGGGTGCCTTCCTGTAGGCTGGTTTTATCGAATACTTTTTACCTATCATCTTTTTGCGCTTTTCAAGGTTCTCCGGGGTTCCCTCAAATACATCTACATGGTCGATGTTGGGGTCCTTGAGCATCTTTTCAAGCTCTCCCGCTTCAAACTCCCTTATCGGGCCTAAAATTCCATTGTGGTCTACTGATTGCATAACTTAATCTTTATCGCTTGGTTTTGTATACACATCTTTTCTGTTCACACTGAAATATCTTGGGGTCAAGGCCCTGTTGAAATTCATTTCGGACATCCAGAAATGACCTTGGAACAACAACTTTATCCTTTCCCATAAGGTCAATTTCCAGCAGGTGACTATTGTATCGTGGTCATCCCCTATCCGTAATGCCGGTAGCGAAGTGTATTCTTCTTGGTCTTTTGCAAACTCAACGTTCACATCTTCAAATTTTATTGCTTTCAT